TACCTGAACAGCTAGAGCAGCAGAAGCAAGAGGAAGAAGAACTAGAAAAGGCACTCGCATGAATATGCACAACCTGTTTCCTACGCCAATCGGTATGTTCGACTTAGATCGAGAGTTTACCGATGAGGAACTGTTGTTTGTTCGCGGTCAGGAAACTAGGGCTAACGAAGGCAATACCACTAGCGTAAACAACTTTGTGTTGCGTGATCCGGTGATGACTTCTTTGCGGGATTGGGTAGAGGGCTGCGTTGCTGAATACTTTAAGGCAACTAGCGACCCAAAGCATGACGTTGATTTACGCATCACGCAGTCTTGGTTCAACTATTCAGAGCAAGGGCAATGGCATCACAAGCACGCTCATCCGAATAGTTTTGTGTCTGGCGTGTTTTATCTTAATACTAATCCTGATGACCGTATTTACTTTTATCGTTCAGGCTGGCAACAAATAAAGTTTCCACCCGAAAACTGGAACTTGTACAACTCGGAATCGTGGTGGTTTGAGGCGATTAAAGGGCGGCTAATTCTGTTTCCTTCGTCGCTTGAGCATAACGTGCCGACGGTTCAGGGTGAAGATGTACGGATAAGCATGAGTTTTAATACGTTCCCGGTTGGTATTGTTGGGGATGAAATGTCGTTGACAGGTTTGAAATTGGAGGCGTAATGGCACATTTTGCCCAACTTGATGAGAATAACGTCGTGACTCAAGTTATCGTTATTGATAATAAAGACACTAGCGACGTTAATGGGGTGGAGAAGGAATATATAGGTTCTGCTTATTGTGAACGCCTATTTGGTGGGAATTGGAAACAGACTAGTTATAACGGTAATTTCCGCAAGAATTACGCTGGAATCGGCTACACTTATCAAACAGACATTGATGCTTTTGTTCCTCCGCAGCCTTATCTATCGTGGACATTAGACGCTAATGCTCAATGGCAACCACCAGTAGCAATGCCTACCGATGGAAAGATGTACTCATGGGATGAGGCAACGACATCTTGGGTCGAGATAGTAGAGGATTAAATGCTTGGATTCCTACCGTTATCTGCTGCTGCAATATCTGAAGATAGCATTACTACGCTTGTCACAGCGTCAGGGGCGATTAACGGTCGAGCGTTAGTTACTGCGGCTGGAACTAAGACGGTTAGTGCCTCTGGTGCAATCCTTGGTAGGGCTGTTGTAACGGCTGCTGAAGGGGCTATACAGGGTTCAGCCTCGGTTACTGGCAGAGCCGTAGTCACTGCGCTAGGAGGCTACTCTAGGTCTGCTGTAGCGGCTATTGTAGGCACTGCTACGGTCACAGCAGTAGGTGGAACGGCTAAGTTTGCGTCTGCTCAGATCGTTGGCGTAGGGTCGTTTACAGCAATTGCTAATAATGCTGTTTTGGCATCGGCTGGAATATTAGGCAAGGCTGACATTCGTTGCATTGGTGGCGTTACAAGATCAAGTGCTGTAGGGTCAATGACTGCTAGGGCTGTGGTTACTGCCGATGGCATGATTTACGGTGAAGAATGGACGAAAGTTTCTCCGGTGAGTGATACATGGCTACGACAAGAATAAACTTTGGTGAGTGGACACCAGACCAGCCCGGAATTGCTGGCGGTGTAACGGATGCTAAGAACTGTTATCCGGTAATGAACGGTTATGCGCCTATCCGAGATGTAGCAGATTATTCAGCTAATGCAGGTCAGTCGTTATTGTTAGCGTTTGCTGGCAAATATGCTGGTACTAACTCGCTATTTGCTGCTGGTGCTACTCAAATCTTTAAGTTTGACTCTAGCGATACGACACTTGATCCGTTAACGACTACGGGTTACACGGCTGTTTCATCGTGGGATGTGACTCAGTTCGGGTCAAAGATGATCGTAGCAAACGGATTAGACAAGCTGCAATCGTTTGATTTGTCTGGTGGTGCGTATTTCTATGGGCTAGATGATGCTCAGTTCACAGGGGCTATTTCAGGTACTACGTTGACTGTTTCCTCAATGGCTTACGGAAGTGTTGTAGTAGGCCAGACGATTAGCGGAACTGGTGTCACAGGTGGAACGACGATTACTGCTTATGGTACGGGTGTAGGTGGAACTGGTACTTATACGGTTAGTTCTAGCCAGACGGTATCGAGTACGACGATCACAGCGACAGGAAATGCTCCACCAGCTAGGTTTGTGACTGTGGTTCGTGACTTTGTGGTGGCTGCTAATGTTTCCGTGGTCAGACATTAACAACGAACTAAATTGGGTTCCTAGCTTTTCTAGTCAGTCTGACTCTCAATACCTACCTGATGGTGGGAATATCACAGGTTTAGCGGGTGGTGAGTATGGTCTAGTGTTCCTAGAACGTGCGATTTATCGTATGACGTACTCAGGTAGCCCGTTTTTCTTCCAGTTTGACGCTATTTCTCGTACTTTGGGGTGTATTTCTGCTGGTTCTATCACTCAGTTCGGTGGCGTAACGTATTTCCTAGCTGATGACGGGTTTTATCTCTGTGATGGGCAGAATGTTCAGCCGATTGGACTAGAAAAGGTCAATCGATGGTTCTTTGATACGGCTGTTTTGACTGATATTGCTAATACGATGTCGGCAACGATTGATCCGATTAAGGGTCTAGCTGTCTGGTGCTTTCCTAACAAGGAAGGTGGTAGTTTATTGCTGATTTACAACATCCAGTTAAAGCGTTGGGCTTATGCTTCTACGGATGCAACGTCTATCTCATACATTCTTACACCATCAGCAACATTAGAGCAGGTAGATAACTACGATAACAACCTAGATACGTTAGATATTCCGCTAGATTCGTCGGTATGGGCTGGTGGACTACTGGAATTTGCTGGTGTTAGGGCGCAAAAGATCATTGTGTTTGACGGTACTGTTATGTCTGCGACGGTATCAACGGGTGATATAGATGCTGGCCCTAGTATGGTCACTATGGCTCGTCCTTACGTTGATGGCTCTACCGGATCGGTGGCTATAGCGACTCGTCAGGCTTTATCTGCTCCTCCACAGTACACCAGTTATTCTGCTGCTAATAGCGATGGTCGTTGCCCACTAAGGTCTAACGGTAGATTCCATAGGATTTCAGTTCAGACATCAGCAGGTGATACTGGATGGGATACGATTGTTGGCGTAGATGTTGAGATTCAGAAGTCAGGGTCGAGATGACACAGTTTCGTACATTACCTGTATTCGGTGCTGATCCTCGTGTAACGAGTGAGGTTGTTCGTGGGATTATGGACGGTAAGACGAATAACACCGGCTTACTGACTCTAGCGACGGGCAATGCCACCACAACGACCCTATTTGACGAGCGTATAGGCTATGACAGCCTGATTTTCTTTACGCCTATGTCTGACAATGCTGAATCTGATTCAATGCCTTATGGAGCGTTTCAGAGCCTTGCAGACCAAGCTATTACGGCTAACACAGCCACAGCGATGACGTTAGATACGACGGATTACGCTAATGGCGTTTACATTAGCAACAATTCAAGGATTAACGTCAGGAACTATGGTGTTTATAATCTGCAATGGTCTGGTCAGTTCCAGAATACAGATACTCAATTGCATGATGTTAGCGTTTGGATAAGGAAAAACGGTTCTGACGTTACTGGATCGACAGGGTTTATTTCTGTGCCTAATAGTCATGGCGGTGTTAACGGTCATGCTATTGTCGGCTGGAACTATTTCTTAGAGTTGCAAAAAGATGATTACATCGAGCTTTATTGGTCTGCTACTAATGCGGCTATTAGTTTGCAGTTTTACCCAACACAGACTAGCCCGACTAGACCGAGTACAGCCTCACTTATAGCAACAATGAACTATGTTTCTACATCTGCAACAACTAACTTATACGTTTCAAATAGGCAACAAGGTTCGGCTACTGTGAACCATTGGGCAAATAACACGGCAAACAAAACTTACGGATACATCATAGTCGGATGACAGAATTTAACTTTGTACCGCAGCAGGAGATACGAAATTGGTGGCCTACGATAAAGCCTGGGTTAGATGAGATTAAAGAAAAAAGTCCTGAGCCTTGGATAGTTGAGGATGTTTACGTCGATCTGTTTAACCAGAAATCGATGCTGTGGATAGCGTTAGAAAACAAGCATTTTGTAGGGTTCTTTGTATTGCAGCCGCTAGGTCATGAGCTACATATTTGGGCGGCTTGGACATTAGAAAACGATTATCAAGTGGTTGAAAAAGGTTTACAATTCATTAAGAATATGGCACAGAATTCTAGTGTCAAATACTTAACCTTTTCCAGTCATCGTCAGGGT